TCTAGCTGTGGGTTGGGATGCGCCTGCAATTGTGAATGCTGCTCTAGTCGCGAGTCTGCCAGTCATCCTTCGCTGGCTAAACCCTAACGATACGGCGTTCGGTCGGCGATGACACCCGCGGAATGGGCGGCCTTTGTAGCAGCCATTCTTTCATGCTGCGCCCTGATTGTCGGCGGCCTTCGTTACATTATTCGTCATGAAGTACCCGGAATTTTGGAAGCATCAAACATCGTGTCGCGCATCGATAAACTCGAACGCATGGTCTTAGAATTGCTTACTAATGAGCGCAAGAAAACCAACAAAAAGCGAACTCGCCGCTAAACGCAAGCGGAAAGAAGCCGCTGCTAAGCGAGCAGGCGAGCCGCTTAAGCCCATTGATATTTGGGCTACACAAATTGTTGAGTGTTACGAAGCTCTCGTGCGGGCAGGTTATGGAGAAGATAGAGCGCGTTGGTATATCGAGGAACAAATGCGCTTACCTGACTGGATTATCCCAAATCCAGATTTGACTCCATACGAGGATGAGGACGAGGACGATTAAGCGAATCTGTGTAATCAGTGACCTTCAAGTACCTTTCCATGACACAAAAGCAACCCGAAACATCGCAGCCTTCATCCGTAAATACAAACCTGACGACGTTCTATGCGTTGGTGATGAGCTGGACTTTCAAACAATCAGTCGCTTCAGTACCGGACGGGATGAATGGTCGGGAACTATCGGGCGTGATCGAGACACTTGCCAAAATGTTCTTTACGAATTGGGTGTCACCCACATCGTCAGATCCAATCACACCGACAGACTGTACAACTCTTTAAGCAAGCGTCTGCCCGGTCTTATTGGGCTTCCAGAACTTGAATATGAGAATTTTATGGGCTTTAATGCCTTAGGCATTAAGTTTCATCGTAAGCCTTATCAATTCCATGAGAACTGGGTTATGGTGCATGGAGATGAGCAAGCAACAAAACCGCATGGCGGGCTCACGGCATTGGAAGCTGCAAAACGCCATGGAAAAAATGTTTTGTGCGGTCATACGCATCGTCAGGGGATTTCATCTTTTACGACGACATCGGGTGGAGTTGTTACCGGGACACTTACGGGATTTGAAACCGGACATCTCATGTCGGAGTCTCAGGCTTACTACACGCGCGGTACTATGAATTGGCAAAAAGGTTTTGGTTTGATTTACATTGACAAAAAGCGGGTGCAGCCCGTTCCCATACCGATTGAGCGCGACGGCTCATTTATCGTAGAAGGCAAGCGTTTTGGCTAAATTAAAGAATAGTCGCAGACCTTCAAAGTCGGTAATGTTTGCCATTTTGCAAGCTCAAGATTGCCGATGTGCTTATTGCAATGTCGGTCTTGATGAGGTAGAAGTGGAATGGGATCATTTTATACCCTATGCGTGGATGCGCACTAACGCAGCCAGCAACTTTGTAGCGGCGTGTAAACCTTGCAATCAGTTCAAGAAAGCCCGTTATTTCGCTTCTGAAGCCGATTTAAGCGACTTTTGTTTAGAAATGGTCAAACTACACGGAAGTTGGGGCGAAGGCGTCCCTGAGGGCATTACAGCGGCTTTTCTGGTGAAACGCTTTGGTTGATGACATTTATCCCATTAGGCGTTCAATCGATGATCACGTTGACGCAATTGACTTGGGCGTAGCGCTCAGAAATACTTAATAAGACACGCCGAATAGGCATTTGAAATCCCATTTGAAATAGGTATTCTTTACCCATGCCCGAAGGTCGGGCAGATAGGGGCAAGGAAATGGCAATTCAAATGCTTAACGCAAAAACACTTCGCTATTGCGCGACTTGTGATTGGGTAATCCGCGAAGATTGGCTAAAAGCTAAAGCATTGCATTTAGAAGAATGCAACTGGCTTGATTGCTATCACATGGAAGGAAAGACTCATTGTGAGTGCGCGAACAATTAGATTTGATCGAAAATCCGGTGCGTACACAGATGGTCAGCACTACGTCAAAGCATCATTTATTAGACGCTACGCCAAAGAAAATTTAGGTATCAGCCAAGAACGCGGCAGACTGAGCCGCGAGGTTTTGTCTGCTTACTTTCTTGATGTTCATGGGGTGAGCGCAGATGTCGAATAACTTTACAGCTGAACAGATTGTCACGATCACAATTGGTCTTGGCTTTCTTGGTTTATTTATTTATATCGCAATTGATTCGATTTATCAAAGGGGCTATCAAAATGGGTACGCAAAAGGGTTCACCCGCGGCAAAGTCGTGGCGAGCGAAAGATTTATTGACTGATGCGGCAGACACGATTACTGAAAGAGGGGCAACGCATGGTCATTACGACCTCACAATGTTGCGAACTGCGCAGCTTTGGTCAACCTTCTTGGAGCGTGAACTTGACCCGTCAGACGTTGCAATCTGTATGGCATTGGTCAAGCTCGCAAGAATTATGGAAACTCGAAACGTTCACGATTCTTGGTTGGACGCAGTCGCCTATTTCGCTATCGCCGGCGAACTCGCAGTCAAAGATTGGAATGATCTGGATGCTTACTAGATCGCCCAAAGGTCAATGGTGCGATTATTGCAAGATGCAATGGGGCGTAGAACATTGGAAAGGACAAACGCAAGCCGTTTGGCAGATTACAAGTAAGCGACCCGGCAGACAAATTGTTGTCAGGCATTACTGTCAGGCTTGCGCCAATTACGTTCAAGACTGGGGTTCATACACTTGGACGCTCAGAGAACAAATCGAATATGCACGAGGGAAGGAAACATTAGATGTTCAACTTGGAGAACTATGAAGATGTGGATACGCGCATTCATAAGTTTTACGAAACTTATCCTGATGGCGCGATCGTTACGGAGCAGATATTAAATGACGAAGAAAAAGGCGTGGTTATATTCAAAGCAATTGCTTTTCGCACTTATGCAGATCAGCAGCCTTCCGCTACTGGTTTTGCTCGCGGTGCTAGGAAAGACCGGGGCGTGGATCGCGATTTTTGGTACGAGAATTGCGAGACTTCATCCATCGGTAGGTGTCTCGCCAATCTCGGACTTAGTGCTAAGGGAAAGCGAGCTTCATCTTTGGAAATGGCTAAGGTCAACGATGCTAAAACACAAGCTGCACCAATCCGTGTTCGAACTCAAGAACAAAAAAACTTCATAAAAGAAAACAATCCCGCAGCTGAAATTGTGTGGGATACGACCATCGAACCACCCGCTGATGTCCTAACACTCGATGAAGCCATCAATAATGTTATGAACGGCGTTAAGGCTGAAATTGTGCCGAATTGTGCGCACGGTGTACGCACGTTGCGTGAAGGTACAGGCAAGAAAGGCGCATACCGTGGCTGGATGTGTCCATTGCCGTATAAGCGTAAGGCTGAACATTGTCAGCCAATATGGATGGTTGTAGATCCATCTGGTCGATGGAATTTTAGACCGGAAGACGAAGATAGGATAGCCGGATGAGTCCAGAATTGAATCGCGGTACTTATGTTCAAATTTGTTGTGATGTATGCGGTAAAGCTGCACCGTTGAAAGAAATCCTGATGGAAGAATCATTGAGTTGCCTATGTGAAACCTGTTGGGAAGACATGTTAACAAGGGCAGGTGATGAATGATGTTAATCCTAGAAAGATCGATGGACGTGTGCGACAATTGCAATGAGCCTATAACTGCGGGGGCAGCCAAGCCTTGCGAATGCCGCACTTGTCATGTGAGGACTAACTAAGTGAATAGATCGCGTAAAGTACGAGGACGCGAAACCGAGCGGATATTAGCACAATATCTGCGTGATCATGGATGGGAACATGCCCATCAGGTCGGATCAGGTGCATCAGGGTCAGACATTCAAGGCATTGATGGATTAGATATTGAAGTCAAAGCCCGGTCAAAGTTTGATCCCAAGGCGACAATGCAACAGCTGAAAGATCGCAAGACCAAGGGACTAGGCGCAGCCGTCATGCGCCTAAACGGTCAAGGAGAAGCCGCTATCGATGATTGGGTAGCGGTACTCCGATTAGAAGATTTAGTGTATTTATTGAAAGCCAATGGCTACTGAACCAAAACTCATTCATCGCTGCGTTGGTTGCGGTTTGTGGATTTATGGTAATCGTGAAAGGTGTGAACAATGCTTACCTACGACTTCCATTGTTACGAATGTGACAAAGTCTTCGAAGTAGAGCGAGACACGAAAACAAATCAAGACGTGCCATGCCCGGATTGTGGTGCTGCGATGTGGCGCATCTTTAGTGCCGTGCCAGCTCATTTCAAGGGCAACGGATGGGGTAAAAATTAAAATGTCGACAATTCAAGCCTTTGACCTGCGGTTTTGTTCAAAACTTGACAAGCCTGTTATGCTCAGACTCTCGCGAAGGCTGAGAGGCACCTTCGCCGCGAGGCGAGCATTGGGGCGATCTCTTGTCATTTTAGCGTTACTAATGACACAAAGCGTTGCCGTAACACAAGAATCAACTGCAAATCAAAAGCCAGTTAACGTTATGAATATAAAATTATATGCTTACAACAAACTGTCGTGGGATCAGTTTCAATGTTATAACTGGCTTATTCACTATGAGAGTAGATGGAATTACAAAGCCAAAAATGGATCTCATTATGGTTTAGGACAGATGCGCTCTAAGTGGTATGGCACACTTAACCCAATGAGACAGATTGATGTTCACTTGGCTTATATCAAGCATCGATACTCTAATGATGCTTGTAAAGCCTTAGCTCATTGGGAGCGTAAGGGATGGCATTAATAACCTGTATAGAATGCAATAAAAGTGAAAACGAAATTACTTTACTGACTATTCGTTACACGCTTTATCCGGTTTATGTTTGTGTTGAATGTTATAAGGTTGAGTCATGGCACTAAAGCCATATAGAGCTACAAGCCATTGGAAGAAGATAAGATTGCAGGTGTTAAGACGAGATGGTTACACATGTGCTTATTGTGGTATATCGCCTGTTAATGAGGTCGATCATCGCGTTGCCAAAGTCAAGGGCGGGGAAGATACGCTTGATAATCTGGTCGCTGCCTGTCGAACATGCAATATACAGAAGAAAGATAAAGACGAAGCGGTTTTTTTAGCACAACGTTCTAC